ATTCTAAACCCTTCTTTATTCCACATAATAAATCCAGATTCGGTATGTCCAAATACCCTATCTCTAAATGTTCCCCAACCTCCAGCGGATAATGCACCAAGATTAGCATATTCTTCAATGAAATTACTGCTATCAGTAGCCCATTTATCAGGAGTTCCAGTTAGGTTTATTCTATTTATTGTATTTCTTGTTATCTCTAAAACAGATTTACCATATTCAGTAGTTATGAAATATGGAGCAGGAAGCATTGTCTTATGAGCTTCAGAGAATTCTCTCTGGTTTTTAACATTGAAGCTCACACTGTTAGATGAAGCCCACATCATAGAATTCTTCTCTTTGTATTCTACCGGATAACCTTCCTGGATTGTGATATTATTATAAGCACCCTCATCAACCCAATTATATCCTATTAAATTACCACCTTTTGAAGTATACATGTGGTTTGCCATATTTATAGCTTCATTCACATCAGTTATTATTCTGTTCTTAGTATAAGAAATACCTTGAAACCTACTTCCGGGGATTGCAACAAGCTTAAAACTAATTATTGTCGTGCCATTATACCCAAAATAGGCAAGATCATCGTCAAATTTACCAATACCAACTTTTTGTGATTCGCCCTGTCCATAGGTTTCCCAATCAAATGTGTGTTCTTCTTCAAAAACAACATTGTTCTCATCATCTATTACATAGACCAAAACTTTTTTATTATTAGGATCGAAGGATAGTGTTATGTCTAATGTAACATTAACAGCACTCCCAAATTCATTTATTATATCAAACCCTGTCCATATTTTATATTTTACTAATTCCTCATCATCATACCCAGCACAAAACATAAAATATGCTGTGTCTGTATCATCATCTCTTTGTATTCCGAAGAACCATCCCTCCATCCCACCGGTAGATCCTCGCAGATTAGCGTTCCCGAAAAGCGTGTTTATCCTAAATTCGTATAAGTTTTGATCTTTGACTAAATCATCTGTGTTAAACTTACATTTGAATCTAAAAGTAACTTCATCCTCATTATCGGCATCTATGTTTTCTCCGAATATTATTTTAGAGCTTTCTCCATTTAACCTAATAGATTTATTGCCAATGGTTGTATTGTCTTCAGCAATATTCTCTAATGATGGTATATTAGCAATCCTACCCATCCATGTGCATTCGGTTATAACTCCATTCCATTCTTCATCATATCTATTAATAACTTCATCATCATCTCCGATCATTCTCATGGGAGATTGGACAATATTCCTTGAATTTATAAGATTACCATGATCGATACTGAACATTGTTTGTCCACCCCAAGATTCTGCATCTATATCATTAATATCGTAAGGAATGAATATCCTACCATAGGTATATTTATCTTCTAATGCTCTAAATTCTGCTGGTATTCCTATATAATTACCTGCTTTTGTGAGTGTGTTCATATTGAAATATATTAAATTATAACCTGGATTTAATGCTGGGATTTTAATGAATACATCAAAATATGCAGAAAGTCCTTCTGTTCCTGTTCCTATTAACATTGCTTGCAGTGGTGTTGTTTTATCTTGAGCAAAGAAACACAGGTTTTTTAAACTATCAGCATCGGTAAAATGTTCAGAAAGTTCAAATATGTCTTCTACAAGAACACCGTTTTTGCGACCTGTTATTGCTTCACTTACTCTAATTCTATATATCTGATTTACCTTAATGTTATTTGCTTGATTTCTTATTTGTATAGGAAATGTCCATTCATGATCCCATAGGAATGTGTCTTTGGTTTTACATCCGGCAAGAAAGGTTGTATCACCCTGAGATAATGCTTGCTCTGCTATTGGTGCTGTATTACCATAATCAAGAGATCTCCCTTCTCCAGTATCACTAAAATCAAGATATTCATTGAAATCATCTACATTTGATAATTCAAATACATTATACAGATCCCAATCCATATTTACTAAATCTTCAGTATGCTTATAATATTTCCTAAATAGATAAATATACTTTATGTTCTTCTTGGTATCTGCATCCATCTCTGGTATTATGATATTGCTAACTCTGAAGAATTCCACCCATCTATCTATTTCACCATCTTCGTCATACTTGAAGAATTGTCTATCTACCGGCTCACTTCTTGGTGAAGGATTACTAAGATTTAACCATCTATCAGCATAACACCAGCAATATACATATAACCCACATTCACCTAAAGCAGTTTCTTCTAAGTTAGATTCAAAGTTATCATCATCAAACGTAGTCATAACATCTATCTTTGGTATGTATCTTGGAGTAGGATATTCCATCACTCCTTCAACAAAAACACCATCATAATCTATTCTTATGAAATGAACCTTATTGTAATCATCAGCAATAATAACTCTATCAATCCCTCTGGAAAACTTTATAACTGAATCTACCGAATAAACAATATTATCTATTTCAACTTGATAATATGTCCAAGAGCTTTCGTCTTTTTGATAAACCATATATACTTTATAATCGCTTGTGTAAACTACATAAACATAAGAACCTTCTGAAATGTTTGGCATAACCTTTGGAAACCAAACTATGAATTTTGTAACATTTGTGGTAATCCCAACACTGGTTAATGCTGCATTTAGTTCTGATGTTGATAATGCTTTTCTTTTCTCTAAGTCATTTGATCCATTAAACTCAACATTATTGGCAACAGATACTTCTCTGTCATCAATCTTATCTAATGGATTAGCATCATTTAATCCAAGCGAGAAATCCGTATATTTAGGCATAATTTTTTACCATGTATTTATGTTTTCTGATTGATCTATAAATGATAACAGATACCAAATAGTCCCATCTGTAGTGTACCACTGAGTTGTATCTCCTGCCGCGGTTACAAGATCAGTACTTCCACATTCTAAAAGCCCACCATCAACATCAAACGTAATTGCTCCTGCTGAACGTATCATAAGATATTGTCCTGCATTCCCATCATCGAAATCTGTTATGGTTACTCCGGTTGTATTTGTTATCCAGTTTGTATATCCTGTAACTGACGGAGTAGCATCTGAATCAGTAAATGTTTGACCAGCATTATACGATATTGCTGCACCAAATTCTATATTATCTTCACTTGCATCAACTACAAAAGCTATGGCATTATCATCTGATTTTATTGTAAAATCTATGTCTGCTTGTCCGGTATTGAATTCTGCTGTGGCTGCTGCCTTTAAATCTCCATTGAGGGTAGTTGTTCCCGTCATCGTTGACGCATCGGCTACTGATAGATCATCGGAAATATGAAGGTCTTGAGTAAATATATCTGCAAATTCATAAGTTCCGGTAATACCAAGAGAAAGTCCGCCATCTGCAAAAGGTTTTAATACGCTACCTGTTAAAACAAGTTCAGCAGTTCCACCAATGAAAAAGGTTATCTCATCACCTGCATCACTTTGAATTCCACTATTATCATCAGCATCAAAGAAGATACCATTACCAGAATTCATTTGAATATCTGTACTACTCAAAATAAGGAAATCTTCTATTGTGGTTGTTGCTGTTACTTTGACTGTAGCAAAAGTTCCTGTCCCTGTTGAGGTAACATCTGTAAATATTCCGGTTGTTGGAGTTACTGCACCCACTGTACCATCTATCCCGCCGGTTGCAGTAATTATTCCTGTTTGTGTTAATGTTCCTGTTACGGTTAAATTATCGTTTACTGTGGTTTCTGAAGTACCGTGTCCGATAGAAATAGGAACTCCACTTGTTACTGTACCTATTGCTATTCCACCAGTAGTGTCATTTGTATCAATATCAATGTCATCAGTAGCATCAATATCAAAAGTTGTGGAATTGAAATCTACTGCCCCAACTGCTGTTACTGCAGCGAGAGTAGACAGTCCTGTAATACCCAAAGTGGTAGATGCTGCAAGAGATGTAAATGATCCAGTAGAACCACTAATTGGAACACTGGCAATGGCGCTTGTACCACCTCCGGTTGTAATAAAGTTTCCACAAGAGACAATTCCTGACATTGTAATAGCTGTTCCTGTTAATTGTAGATCAGTATTACCATCAATCAATAATGAGGTTGCTGCACCTTGAATAAAGTTATCAGCATTATTGAACTGTAATTGCAACGTAGAATTAATTATCATTTCCTCTTGAGATAACGAGAATGGAGCTGCTGTGAATTCACCATCATAGACTGCATCTGGCGTGGTTGCCGGAAGCCCTGTTAACGCTGTATCATTTCTCAATACCAATAACCTTTTGTAAGCTGTACCTAAATAAAGGTCACTAAAATCTAAATCTGCTGCAAATAATCCTATGCCAGCGACAAGAATTATCATTATTGCTATAAACCCTAAAATTTTTGAATTCTTCATTTGAATCCTCCTAATTATTAACTTTTACTATAATTTTGATATATGAAATTTTTGGCTTCGTGTTGCTTTGGCTGAAGTTCAAAGTTCTTTTGTTCCATATCTTCTATTTGATCATAGAAGTTCTTTTTTACTTCCTTAAAATAAGAAGCATATTGGTTTGTGTCTCTATATTTTGGAATCATCATAAGAAAATAAGTAGCTCCATCAACCAAGATGCTATGATATGATTTTGGAACCAAGATTAAATCTTCTTCTATCTCTGGGAATAACATTTCAACCTGAATCTTTATTACTTCAGCGGATGCTTCAATATCTTTTGGGAAATAAATGTATCTACCATCAAAATGATAAATGTGCTGATCTGAGTTAGATGTGTTTTTTACTGTTTCATAATCCCAATTATCCCACACCTCATCATCAAGGAATACCTTATTAACTCTTGTTATTGAATCATCTATCTTTAATGAATAAGCATCTGAATCATAGATAAAATCTGTACCAAATCTGGTGTATTCACTAATCTTATAATCCGTGAGTGCAGATATTTTAGCGGTTGTCATATCTCCGATTGTTACCGTACCTTGAGATCCGGAGAGAGTAATGATTTTATTTTCCGGTGTCATTATTAAATTCATTCTTCTAAGTGCCTTATTAAGAGCAAGAAGAACTTCATTCTTTAATGGTTGATCTGGCATTGTTGAAGATATTTCATCATAAAGTTTACTGAATTCTAATTCATATTTTGCCATAAATTACTCCTTCTCAAAACCAAGTTGCAATCTCATAGTGTATGCTGCTCTTGAAATTGCTTTAGTTAAAAAATTAGTACCAAATCCTAATGTCTGTAAATCTTGTGTGTCGGACCATGAACTATAAGATGGGCTAATTAGATTATAAAACATAAGTGCTGGTGGTGATTTTGCTGCCAAGTATATATAAACATAATTACCATTATTAGTCCATATAATTTCATCACTTCTTGGTGCTAAATGAACATTCTTGGTTATCTTAATAAATTCAGCCATAGAATCAACTTTCTTGAATGTGTATTTAGTTGTACTCGATAATTCAGTTGTTATGTTCCTGATCTTTATCAATGATGGGAACTCTGCATTTGATACAGCAATTTTTCCAACATTGTTTATATATGTTAGATTCTTATTCTTTATTTGCAGCATAGGAGATATTTCATTCTCAGAAATATTAATTACCTCTGAGTATCTTTTGCGTTCATCATCATTTAGTGCTCTATTAATATCAGCAATGGAAACAACATCCTCTGCTAACGATTCTATTGCATTGATTAAATGATCTTTTATAGCACTTGAATAACCTGTAGCTTCGGGATCTCCACATTGCCTACCGATCATCTTTTTTACATTATCTAAAGACCAAGTATTTGTACTTGTTGTCATAGGATTACTCCTTTATGTTTTTTGCGTTCCATTCTTCTCTTGCTTGCTTCATTGTATTCTCGTACTTATGATCTTTGAAAAGATCTTCTGCCATAGGAACCACACCGGCTTTTCTTCGCTGTCTGATTTCAAAGATAATATCAACATTTTTCTTTTGGAATACATTGATGTAATATCTTTCTGCTAATGTTCTCATTCCTTTTGTTGGCATTTCATCAAGATCATCAGTTGTATCTACCTTCTCAAAATTATCTCCCATAAGTTTTAAATTAGGATATTTCTTGATTAGGAAATAGGCTTCTTTCTCTGGAATTTCAAGAGGCATACCAGCATCAAAGATATAATCATTACCTCTCCTTATTCCTTCCGGGTATATTCCTAACCATTCTTGTGTTGTTATAAACTTAGATGAAGCTGGATTACCTTTCACTAAACTACTATCATAAACTTTTTTTGTTCTACTCATTTTTCCTCCTCTGTTTTTTCATATTCATCAAATTTATTCCCGCTCATGTTGTCTTTTCCTTGATGGTAGAAATAACCAAAATTCCAGAAAGCATGAACTGGTTCAATACCAAATTCTTCTTGCATTCTTTTGAAATAATTGTGTGTTACATCTTTTGTTATTGTTTCATCAAATGGATGTTCTTTAACCCATTCTGTTTTCCACATTCCAGTACACATATCCAAAATAGGCGTCGGTGGTTGTTCTTTGCCTTTTACTATTTTCTCCAATAAGAGACATGTTAGTAACTGCACAAACAAGATTTTTGTGTTTATGCTTGATTCCTGCTTCAACTGCTATTACTAAGCTTAAAAGGTTATCTTTCGATAATTTATCATCATCAGCAAGGAATCTTATCCATTCAGTATCACAATTTCTCGCAAGAGTATTATATCCTTCGGGAACATTGTATTTATCTTTCTGATTATTGAGAAATTTAACCTTATGCTTCCCCGGATATATTTGTCTATGAGCTGATGATAATGCTACAGTAAATGTTTTTTTGTCTCTATGCCATAAAATAGCAGTCGTCACTTCTGGAAATTTTTCGTTAATTGATGGAAGATTCTTTCTACTCTCCCTAAGCTGTTTTATTATATTCTTATCAGGGATAATATCTTCAAGTGTTTTATCTGTTTTCTCAAATGGGAGAATGGCTTTTTCTATTAGCCTGTTTCTATTTAATGAAATTACATTGTGTCCATTAATATCAAGTCCGTCTTCATAAATGGTCTTATCAAGGAAAACCTTTTTAGGTTTAGTCCGATTAAATAACCATGAGTCAACACCTTTAGCAACTTCTTCTTTTTTCAATCTACCCATAATATATGTGTTAATTGCCATATTTAATGCACATGGATGGTATTGGATGGTATTTGCCAAGCTGTACCAAGCAACAACATCACTTTCAATATCATAGAAATAACCTGCTTCCTGTTGGTACCAATCGTAACCAAATAAAACAATCTGATTATAAGATTCCTTTAATCTTTTTAAATGAGGGAAACAGTCTGCTGCTTGGACAACAAACCCTTCTGATGTTTTGGTTCTTGCATTGAAAATATCAATCCATTTGTCACCTAATGGAATCCATTTTTTTACAGGAATATAAACTATCCTCTCACATCCTATTTCTTTTAATCTTTCCTTGTAAGCCATCAGTTTCTTCTTCCCAAACACTAATGGATTATTTGCTTTCTTTGTCTCTTCTGCAACTATTAATTCCCACCCGAAATCAATACCTTTTTGCCTACAAAGCCCTTCTAACGTCACGTTTGCTATCTTCCCTGCCTTAAACATAGGAAGTGCAACTGTTAGTTCAATCATTTGGATCCTCCTCGTTTTTATTACCTACTATTTTAGTAGGATTACCTGCAACTATTGAATTTGATTTTACATTTTTAGTAACCACTGATCCTGCACCTATTATAGCACCTTTACCAATAATATCTACATTTGGTAATATAATAGATCTTGCTCCTATGAATACATCATCTTCAATTATTAAATCACTTGTTTCTGTTTTCTCTTTATTAAAATAATCATTTTTGTTGTGTTTATGTGTAATAATTAGTACATCTTCACAAATCACGCATCTATTCTTAATAATAACATTGCCACTAATATCAATAGATACTCTTCTGGCAATAAATGTTCCATCTCCAAGAATCAATTTACCACCAAGACCTTCTCTATCAATTACTTCATATTTCATATTTTACCTTTATATTATAAATTAACACGAAGGGGAAGACAAGGAGACAAGAAACTTCCCCTTCGCATACTCCGAGGAGGAGTTATCTTATGGTGATGTTATTGTCCATGTTCCGATGAACTTATTAACATTCCAATCACCTGCTACCTTGCATTCAAGTTCAATGCTTTCACCTACAGCATCGGCTATCAATTCATAGTCTGCTGTACCCTGTGCTCCATCTGTATCGGCAATAGTTTCACCAGATGCCGGCACTATCGTAAGTGCATAAGCGGCTTGGACATTAAATCTAAAGCCCATACCAACCAAAGCTGAAGGTAAGGTAAATGACACTTCTGCTGTTGCACCACTGTTTGAGAAAGTAGCCCACATATCTTCTGTATCTGGTAAGATCGTGTAGTCCGCTGTCTTAATTTTGAGTAGTTGATTCTTTAGTTTCTTAATTGCATAAGGGGTTTGCATAACAACCTCCTTCCCTATCAATCATCAGCATAAATAGCTGACTGTTTATAAAATCATTAAATTTCATTTTTACCATCCATTAAATGCAGGGAACTCCAAAAGGAATTCCCCACAATATCTTAATCTGCTCTGGCAGTCCATGTTCCGATGGACTTATTACAATCCCAATCACCTTTTACTTTGCATTCAAACTCTGCACTTTCACCTACAGCATTTGCCTCTACTACATAGTTAACTATGCTTTGGGCTCCTGTACTTGGTAATGCAATACTTTCACCAGTTGCCGGTTTAGCAGTAAAGCAATAAGCAGCTTCTACTATAAACCTAAACCCCATCCCTATAAGAGCAGCGGGGAGCTGTATACTTAATTGAGTTGTTGCACCGCTATTAGAGAAAGTAGCCCACATATCTTCTGTAAGAGGTAGCATTGTATAATCGGCTGTTTTATACTTTATGAGCTGATTTTTTTCCTTTTTAATCGCATAAGGAGTTTGCATAACAGCCTCCTTATACTCTATCGATCATCATGACCAATAGTTGATTATTGATTGTTTCGTATGCTACAGCAAGCGGAGTATATACTGTTTTACCTTTAGCAAAGAAAGCAGCTTCGTCACTGTCATCGACAAAATCAACTCTTTCAATACCATCTATGATACTTCCTGCAACTTCAATATCTGTATCAAAATCCTCTGACATTTCTTTAAGCCAATATTTCTTTGGTTCAGAAACAGCGAGAACACCTTTACCTAAAATGAAAGTACAATCATGAACTTCAGAGGTAGCATAAGTTCCACGACCTCTCCATCCATTTGTTCCAGCAAAGCTTTTTATTCCGGCAGTTGCATCCCAAGGTCGTACTGCAAGCATATCAACTATCCAAATAAATCCAGCATAAGCATTTATAGCACCATTAACTAATGGGCTATTACCAGGGCTACTTTTACCTGTTGCAAATGCAACCTCAGCAGCTCTCCAATTTGTGTCTGAACTACGCAAGGTGTAAAGTTGATAAGGAGAAATGACCCATACCCACATGGCATGACCTTGATACATTGAACCTTTACCAATTTTTAATTCCTCACATAACAGAGCAGCTTTTTCAATGGATTTAGAGTCAAGTGCTACCATTGTTGTACCCGAAGCAGTGTCCATTTCGGTTGCTGTTTTTGTATATGATGCTGTTCCAGCGGTTGTCCATGTTCCTGAAGAACCAAGTAAGTAAACATTTGAAGGATAACGTGAAGAAAGACCGATTCCGTTCTTTGCTATGGTTGTTCCGGTTGTTAAGTTCCGTGAAGCACCTTCATAGATCGCTTGTGAATAATGAGCATTTTGTTCTTCAACAAACCAATTTTGAAGCTTTGGTCGTGCTCTTTCTCTAACGTGAAAACGATTTCCACGAAGTTCTGACATATCGCCAGATTTAACTTTTACTACTTTACGGGTTTTGTTCACATGAACTCTCATGTGATTCCAATCCCATTCCTCACCTGTACCTGCTGCCTTTGTGTCACCATATAAAGCGTCACCAACAAGGTCGTTTTCCATTGTTAGTATTCCGTGATCCACACCATCGCTAAGATTAATGGCTGCTGTACTTTTTTCAATTATAGAGCCGGATGCTTTATATTTTTTTTGACCGTTTTCGTCTCTGCCATTATCTTGTTGTAATCCGATCAAATCCTTCCATAAAACATTATCAGTAACCTTTCGGTACATCCTTTCATCTACTTTCGCCAAATTAAGTTTACTGTCCTGATCAATAGGCATTATGCCCTCCAATTATTATTTGTAAAGCTCATCATCTGACATATTACTAACAATACGTTTAGTTTCGTGCATAGACATATCATCAGTAACAAGAATGGATTTTGTACGTTTTCCACCCTTTCCTGTTGTGGAAATCTTTTTCTCACCTTTTTTAATGGCTTCAACGATTTCCTTTCGAGCTTTTTTGTTTCCTGAGATTTCATGTAACTTGGCAACACCTTCATAATTCTTCAAATCAACCATTCCCTTTCCAAGTGTGTTGAGGGTAATTCTTCCGTCATCACCTACATATCCCTTGGAAGCTTCTATAATATTATCAAATTCTTCACTCTTAATACCAAGTTTCTTGCTAAATTCAGTTCTCTTCTCATTTAAGAATTTGGTATTTTCCTGAGAAGCAAACTTCTTATTTATGGTTTCATCGGAAATTTTCTGAGTAAGATCAAGGTTAAGGGAATCATCGGCATCTTGCAGTTTATCGAGCTTTTTCTGTGCATCATCATAGGCTTCTTTTCCGTCAATATCTGAGTCCATATCACTAAGTTTTTGACGTGCTACACGAATGTCTTTTTTGTTAAGTAAGATCGCACTTCTTATGTCACCTGAACTTAATTTTGCTTTCAGTTCATCTTTGGAAAGTGTTCCGGGATCTGCTTTTTCGTAATCATTTATTTTTGTACCCTGCTTTCCAATAGTGATATCACGATCATCTAACATTTTGACTAACTCTTCTGTGCTTTTACCAACATACTTTTCTTTTACTTCATCTTCATCTTCAGTAATTTCTTCATCTTCGGTTTCTTTTTCTTCTTCCTTTCCCTCTTCTTCTTCTTGCTCTTCTTCTTCTTTTACTTCATCAAAATCTTCCGGTACTTCTGCATAAACATTTCCGTCTTTCTCGGAAATAACTGGTGTAACTTCTTTTTCCTGTTCTTCTACAACTTCTTTTTCTTCTTCTAACATTTTGTCCTCCTGATGTCCTCTATCAAAAGATAGGCATCTCGGTTTTAATTAACGATCAATTTTCCTTAGCTTTATCCGGCTTAGGTTTATCTTCTTTCTGAGCTTTCATTCTCTCAATCTCAATTTTCTGTTCATCAGTTATCATATCTCTTTCTATCTTCACATTCTCTAATACTTGTTTAACTTCAGCTAAATTCTTAGCACGTTCAGTTTCAACTCCCTCTTGTTGTAGAACTTTATCAATATGGGTAATCCAAGCATCAACGTCTGGTATTGGAGCTTTATCTACTAATCCTCTAACATCTACAAGCTGTGGATTGATACCGGCTATTACGTTGGCTAAAGCTAACCACTTCTCAAATGAATCTTCCTGAACACTAATACTATCCTGACCTTGATCTATTTCAACATACATAGATAAATTCTCAACATTATTAAGGATTTCACCACCAAGTTCAAGATTAATAATCTCTTCATCAAAGTTATGATTACCTTGTTTTATTCGAATAACTCTATCTCTTTCACTGTAAAGATAAGGGAATAAATCTACAAAATCTTTTGCTATTAGTAAATCCATCAACCATAGATTATGGAAGAAATCATTTATTGAAGCAGCAGCACTTTCAACTTTCTTTTGTCTTAATGCACCTGATTCAGAGCTTTTACCTTCTTTCCCCAATAACGAATCCTGAACACCGGATATTGCTCCAATAAGAGATATTGCACCTTGAGAAGACATAAATATTTCTTGTTGTAGGTTTTCCGGTCCCATCCTTAGAGGCATGTGATCTTTGGATTTAACATCATAAACATTACCGGCTGAATTGCCATGCTTACGAATATCACCAGCGAGTTTCTTATCTCTTGGTACATACATAGCTGAAGATATTGATAAAGTTGTGAACTCTCTTATTTGTGACATAGACACATTCAAATCATCCTGAGGATCGATCAATAATTCTCCAAGTGATGTTGTCTCAGATTTTTGAATATTAAAATTATAACACCATGCAGGGAACACATCAAAATTATTTGTCGGTAATTTACTGAATGAATCATCAAGAACTATCTCGTCAAAATATGGAGATATTGTTATAAGCTTAATTCTTTTTTTTGTATCTGTTTTTACAATTTCATAACCTAAATATTCTTCTTTGTTCTTATCATAATCATCTTTGAATACATAAATGTAGTCACTACCATCAAACAGGATGTAGCATGGCTGTTCAATTCTTTCTTGCATTTCATAAACACGATATTTATCATTCTCTTTATCATAATGATCTTCGTTGCTGTAGGATGAATTTGTCATTTGTTTTATATTATTTACTACTTTATCCCACCACCCAACATTATCTTTTTCGTAGATTAGGTTTTTATCCATTCCCCACTTTTCTTTAATTTCTTCAAGGGAATACCAGCCTTCTTTAATTATCCACGCACAATCCGATAAATCATATTGCATTGTTCCAGGATCAATATAAATTCTCATATTATTTGGAACAGAATAATGGAAATCAAGATAGCCAAGTTCATTAACCATAACATCTCTCTGAATCCATCCACCCATTCTTGTCATCAATGCATCGGCAAATACAAGCAACCTCTTCTCTGAATAATCTTCTTCATTCATTATCGCATTAAATCTGCCCTGTATAATATTTGTAATATGATAATCACCATTATTGATTGGTTTTATTTGTGGTCTTCTTCTCATTAATTCTTCGTGACCTTTTAGTGCTGCAAGTATGGGTATCATAATATTATAAGTTAAGTATGGCTTCTTCATGTTCTTGCATTGTGTAATATCCGCATCTGTCCACTGAATATTGTTTATATACCTCATTGCCTTTTCAGATGATTCTCTTGCTTCTTTAAAGGCATCAGCACTATATCTTCGCAATCTAAGTATTTTATCAACACGAGGATCACTGTCATTATTATTATATCTTCCCATATAATTCTCCAATCATTAAGCTACCTTCCATGAATAACCTTGTTCATTTACATCAATTTCTTTTAATTCATCACGCCAGCTTTTTACTTTTTCCTTACTCTTAATTGTAGTTCCATAAACAAATTTTGCTAAATATTTTAAGGCATCTATGGCATGGTCTTCACCGGCAGTATTTAGATCATCAATATTTCTTGGATCTTGATCTATTGACTGAATTGACTCAATAGTGTAATAGCAATTCTCTCTTATTGTTATTTTAGAAGTTCCATCACTCTCAACAGTAAAGCCATTGTAAACAATAGATGCTTCAATGACTCTTTCTTTTCTACCACAGGAAGTTAGTTCTAAACCTGCTTCTTCAAATAATTCTGCCGGAGAATAGAGAACACCATTTTTCTCTGAGCCTTTTTGCCACATAGCAGAATCGGCAACATTCTCTTCAAAATCTTCTTCAAGTAAATCAGGATGTCTTGCTCTCGTATAAGCAAGGATCATTTTAGCTTGAATACTTGGAGCAGAACTTACATCAAAATCAAAATCAAATTCATTTTTTATAAGGTTTCCTTTTTGCATTATTAATTCATCAAAGATTATCATCTTACCGGTTCTTTTGTTTATTGCTACAAATAAAACAGCACTTGGGTTCTTTGTTCCATAGTCAATAGCTCTGTAGAAATCATGTGTTTCTTTGGAGTATTCCTCACCGTAAACAAAGTCTTTTTCTTGGATTGTGTTGTTTTCATATATAAAATTATCAAAGAATAATCCTGGTGCAGCATCCCATCTTCCTTCAAGCCACATAGCTCTTTTAGCTGGGTTAGTTATGTTCTTGAGTACATTTACATAATCTGGATTTCTTAATAGTGAAGGGTTATCAAATACTGTTGCTGGTATGTATTGCCAATCAACTCCATCTGTGTCTTTGTATGGTTTTCCGGTACTGTATGGCTGAATTGAAACATTGAAATCTTTATAATATATCTTCTCACCTTTTTTAATTGGCGGACAAACATCTACAAATTTAGACTTGAGCCAGTAATGACCAATCCCACCAGGGTTTGAGGTAAGGACTATTTGTGCCTTTATAATTTCATGACTCGATCTAACACTTGAACTAATATCTTCAATCCATTCCCAAGGAAACTGATTAGCTTCATCAACAAAAACAAAATGGTTATTACCGCCAATATACTTTGTTAAAGCATTTCTATCTCTACAATGAACAAGGAATATTTTGGCTCCAGAAGGGAACACATAGCATTTCTTTTTATCAAGCCAATAAGCAAAAGGATCACCATTGGCATCTTTCAAATATAATTTATCGCATTCAGGTCTAACATTGATCTCAAGGTCAGGAAATGTCCTTCTTATGATTAAAGCTTTATAATCAGGGTAATCTATTGAAACACTGTCGATAATAATTGATGGTAAAAGTTTTTTCTTTAAGTGATCTTTATATTGTTTTTTTGTTATTCTTTCGCCTTCAGCATCTTCGTAATGAAATGTTTGTGTTTGATATGCAGCCTTGAAACAACCACCCCAGGTTTTTCCTCCTCCCCTTGCACCACCATAGAACAACCAGCGTTTTGTATTTGCGAGAAATTCTACTTGTTTACCAGGATGAGAAGTTATTTCTGATACAGCCATATAAGCCTCAACACATATATTTATTC